AAAATTTTCCATTATGGCACTAATTATTGACCCACCATCAGGATGGAAGTATGGTTTTCCTAAACCTATTCCTGAAGACAGAAGATATGATTCTTTAACATGGCTAGTAGAACAAGGATATCCTCAAGCAGAAATAGATGCATTAGGAGAGCATTTCTACTGTCGTTACTGGGAAAAACCAGATGAAGCTATAGATAACTATTACCAAAATGAACAGGGTGATAAAAACGTACCAGATGAGTGATTTAACTAAACTAGACATCTTTAGGAAAAGAATGCTGAAGCTTGGTATAGAGCTTCAGATGTCATCTAACTACCCTTGGATATATATAGACTCTGTAAATGGTAATAGAATAAAAAGAGAAGATTACTTTGAAGGTAACCATGAGTTCACTATAGGTTTCCATCCTATTAGACCAGGTCAAATCTTTGAATTTACAGACATAACTGAGATCTTTAAACTTATAAGAAAGTATAAAGTAGTCAAGTAGCTCCAACATAATAGAGCCCCTGCTTGTAGTAGGGAGTGTATGGGAGAATGACCCATCTTGACTAATTTTTTATATCATTAGCGTCAGCTTAAACCTTACATATAAGATATGAAAGCTACAGTAAAATTTAATAACGGCAATCTAGCTGTTCTATGTTCTTATTGTCATAAGATAATTAAGACAGGAGCAGATTTAACTGATGATGAGCTATTTTTAGTTTTATCAGAGAATGAAAAAGATTTTATCCCAGCACAATATTGTGAAACTTGTAAACCAAAACAAAATAAAAACTGAGGAATTAAAAAGTCAGCTTATAGAAAACTATAAGGGTATGACACAAACCCAGCAAGAGTTAAATGTTATTAATGAAAATATTATTAAACATCAAAAAGAACACATTGCTCTTCTTGAAGAACATATTGTTAAACTTAAACAATTTATTGAAAAGTATTTATTAAAAACTACACCTGATGACACAAGAGACAATTAAAACTAACATTACAGAAGCAGAAGAAATCTTTTGCTTTTATAAAAAGAACAAAAAAGGTTCATTCATGGCCTCTTTAATTGACACTATCTTCAAAGGAGATAAAAAGAACCAAGCTAAGATTGCTAAAGGATACCCAGAACTTGTAGGTGTTATCCAAAGGTATGGCAATGAGAAAGGCTATTGGAGTAATCTAGTAGATAGATGGAACAAAGAATATCCACTATTAAAACTATATGCATGAGCCATCCATATCATCACAGCCTTTCTTCAGTTAAGAAGTTTCAAGGTAAATGGGAAGATTATATAAAAATTCATGACTTTTTTGATGAAACTAAAGCACACTATCCAGATATGAGACATAGAGCACTACGTCATCATTCTGAAGGTATATTTTGGTGTGAAGAAAAGTTTGGAACTATTATTACAAACTCTGATGGTAAGAACATACCTGTAAGAGCTATTGCAGAACAACATATCTTAGAAGATATGGGTAAAATACCAACTATAAAAGACTATCTAGATTGTATGTCACAAGAAGGATGGATGTATAAACCTGGAGAAGGTAGAAAAATGCTAAGAGAAATAGCAGATGAAAAATTAGATCATGTTAAAATGGTATAATTTGACCACTTTAAAAACATTTAAAAATTTAAACATGGAAAAAAAATCAATTGTACAATGGTGCAAAAACTTGCATGAAGCAGGTAATGAACTTACTATGAAATGGGAAGGTGGTAATGACTCAGGTTGGGTGTATTTTGAAATAGATGGTGAAGGTACAGACAACGAGTACACAAGAGCTCTTGTAGATCAAATGAATAACACTCTTGATTATGGAGGCTGGGCTGGTGAATTTAATGCTAGTGGTACAGCTACATATGATGCAGAAAAGAATGCATTTGAAGGTACAGACTTCTATGGAGAAGATACTAATGAAGTGTTAGATGTAGACGTTATGCTTAGAGTTCCTAAGAAATTATGGTTTGATACACTACATGTAGAAATAGAAGCTAACTATGATGATCACACCAATACATCTGCAAGTTTTCTTGTAAAAAATGGCTTTTTAATTCAGGAACATACAGACTTTTGTCATAACTTAGAGCAGGAATTAAAGAAAGATTTTGATGATGTCTTTGATAATTATAAGTCTGAAGCTGGTTATGAATTTAGAAACTCTACAGATAGTTGGATACTAGAAAGAAGTGAAGCTACAGAAGATGGTGATGACTTAGTATTTAAAATAACTAAAATAGATATTCAAGTTATGACTGAAGAAGACAGACCTGTAGTATTGGAGTTAGATGAAGAAACAGCAGGAGCTATTGATAACATTTTAAATGATGAATAATGGATTATTCTAAACAAGGCTATATAGTTAATAATAGAAGTGGTTATGATCTTACCACAGCTTTAAGATTGTGGAAGACTAAATACCAAGATGATTATAGAGATTTTCAAAAAGATGTAATTACACATGAAAGTCTTAAAGACTTTGATGCATTTGTACAAGAATGCTGGGATAGTATAGTTCCTGTAACAGTAGAAGAAGCTCTTCAGTTAGAGAATACAGAAGAAAGACGTACATACTTTGATGCTATTGGTATAGAGAAACTATTTAAAGGATTAGACCCTAAACTTTTAGATAAACAAACTATTAAGAAATCTAGAACAAGATGGGATGAAGAATTTAAAGAGTATACACATGAGTTTGAAGACATTTATGAGCTATATGAAATAGAAGCTACTAAAATGTTTAAAACTGATAGATGGGGTAATGTACCTACACAACACATATATGCTGTAAGATGCTGGTGCACCACTACTAATAGAGAGTATTGGTTGTATGTACCAAGAGAAGCAGCATTAGGTAATAATTGGTGGAATAGAGATAGTGAAGGTACTAAAGCAGATGCTATACGTGCAATAGCTTGGACTGTACGTGTTTCAATTACAGATCCTGAAAAAATATATAGACAGGGAGATATTATAGTGGTAAAAGAAAGTTCTACTTCTGTAGAAACAACTCCTTATCATTTAACAAAAGAGCAATATCTTTCATTAATGACGAGTGAAACTTAATATATAAAATTATGACTGGTATTTATAAAATAACATCTCCAACTGGAAAAATCTACATTGGACAAAGTGTAGATATAAGAGGTAGAAAAAATAATTATAAGAATTTAAGATGTAAAGGACAAGCTAAATTGTATAGTTCTTTTATATCACATGGATGGGATAAGCATGTCTTTGAAATAGTTTATGAACTACCAAAAGATGTGCACCAATCTATTTTAAATAACTTTGAAATATTTTATTGGTCTCAATTTAAAGAAGCTAGTTGTGAGATGTTAAATTTAAAAGAACCAGGGCATAATGGAAGACATTCTGAGCAAACTAAAATAAAACTTAGTAAAATTCAAAAAGGTAAAACTGTTTCAGAAGAAACTAAAAAGAAACAAAGTTTAGCTAGTACTGGTAGATTACACACTGAAGAAGCAAAATTAAAAATAAAACAATATTTTACTGGAAGATCTAGAACTCCAGAAACTATTGAAAAAATGAGGAAAGCTTTAACAGGTAAAAAGATGTCAGATGAAACCAAAAGAAAAATGAGTGAAGCTCAGAAAAGAAGACAAGAACATTTAAGAAAATTTAATCAAACCTAAAAAAATAAAAATTATGCCTAGAGGTAGAAAACCAAAAATTAAAACAGAAGAAGCAGTAGTTAAAAAAGAAATTAACCAAGCTGCAGTGGATCTTAAAATTCTTGAAATAGTAAGAATAAAAGAAATAGAAGCATTATATATAGATTTAGCAAGAGTTAAACAAAATGTAGATGAAGCATTAACTAGAATAGGTTTTATGGATAAGGTTGATAGTGTTGCAGCTGCAGCATTTAAAGCTGGTAGAACTTATACATTTTTAGATAAAGCTAATGATAAGCTTGAAGAAATCTTAGATAATCTTTATGATGCTTATGATTTAGAAAATTGGTCTGATATTACTAATAATTAAAACAAATAAACATGGAAAAAGCAAAACGTCTTATTTTAGGACAAGGAGAAGGTAGGGATGCTACAGGTCAAATTAAAAAACATGTATTAGATAGTAAATCTAATATAGAGTATGATACCACTACAGACAGCATAACTTTTATGCTGAAAGACATGGGTATTCTTACACATGATGAACATGATAAGATGGTATTTCCTAAAGGGAAATATAGATCTTATAATCAAGTGGAGTTTAACCCTTTTGATAACACAGTACAACGAGTATTTGACTAATGAGTAAAAGAGATGACATCCAGAAAGAAGCTCTGGAAATAACACAGAAGCATAAACGCTGTGGTTTGGGAGTAAGTATGGGTGTTGGTAAAACTCTTATTGGACTTAAGTATATTGACAGTTTACAGGGGAAAAATATGGGAAAGCTTAAGGTGCTAGTAGTAGCCCCTAAGCTCTCTATATTTAAATCTTGGGAAGATGATTCTGCTAAGTTTAATATAGACATTACTAATATAGAGTTTAGTACATACCTCTCTCTATATAAACAAAACCCACACGATTATGATGTGGTTGTACTAGACGAGTGCCACAGTTTACTATCTAGTTCTCTTGTATTTCTTGAGAACTACAAAGGTAGGATACTAGGACTCACGGGTACGCCACCACGACATAATAATTCAGAGAAAGGAATTTTAGTAGCTAAGTATTGTCCTATAGTTTATAAGTATATTACAGATGATGCTGTAGATGATGACATACTAAATGACTACAGAATCATCGTACACAGGATGCCGTTATCTTATGCTAATACATTACATGTAAAGCTGAAAGACAAAGACTTTTGGACATCAGAGTCTAAGAACTACACTTATTGGACTCAACGTATAATGGATGCTAATACAAAGAAACAAGAACAGATAGGTTCTATCATGCGTATGAAAGCTCTCATGGGCTTTAAAACTAAAGAAGAATACACCAAGAAGTTATTAGAGGATATAGAAGATAAGTGCATAGTGTTTTGTAATACACAAGACCAAGCAGACTACATGTGTAGTCATTCTTATCATTCTAATAATTTAGAGTCTGAAGAGAACTTAGATATGTTTAAAAATGGTAACATAGATAAACTGTCCTGTGTACTACAACTCAGTGAGGGTGTAAACATTCCTAATCTTAGAGCAGGTATTATTATGCATGCATATGGTAATGAACGTAAGAGTTCTCAGCGTATTGGTAGACTTCTAAGACTTAACCCTACAGAAACAGCTATAATACATATTCTGTGTTATAAGAACACTGTAGATGATAAATGGGTTACAGAAGCTTTAAAGGATTTTGATCAAAAGAAAATTAAATACTTTGACGTAAATGATACTATCAGGTAAATATAGAAAAGAAAGAGGTATTCTTAAACCTCTAACAATAGGTAGTGCTAAACAATATGAACAGTTTGTTTCTCATTTAGAAGAAGGAGCTCTTGTAGAGTTTTTTTATGAAATTCAACATGATGATGGAACCCTTCCTCAGTTAGCTAAACTTCATGTAATGATTAAACAGTTAGCTATGCATATAGGTGAGACGTTTGAGAACATGAAAATTCTCGTAAAAGACAGAGCTGGACTTTGTCTCTCACGAGAAGTTAGTGGAAAAGAATATTTTCTTCCTAAAAGTTTTGCAGAATGTTCTAGAGAAGAACTGTCTTTAGCTATACAAGCAGCAATGGAAATAGGAGAACAGATTAACTTTCCTGTGGGATAATTGTATCTTCTATATCTCCCTCATAAGTGAACCCCTGTTCTTCAGCTTTAGTCTCTATTTCTTTTAATAAAACAGACAGAGTGGTTAAATGATCCATCCAAGGTTCAGTAAAACCCTGATTTTCTTCATTAAGCTGTCTGTATGTTTCCAACTCTTCAGCTGTACGATCAATAGTTAGAAACACTAACATTTGCTGAAGCTTCTGTAAAAACCCAGTGCCTATTTTAATATCAATAATAGCATTGTGTCTAATAAGTTTCACTTTAGGAGTTTCAGTCTTTTTTGTCTTGGCCATAAAATATATTTTGTAACAAATTTAATACAGTTTTTGTGACAGACCAAATAAATCTTGAAGAAATAAAACTTAAGCTAGTAGAACGTTTGCAGTCATCTGGCTGGGCTACTAAGCTTAGAGGTTTTGTTCAAAGCTCTGACTTTGACAAAATACTAGATAAGTTATATAAACTAAGAGAGGATGATAAACGTTTTACTCCTCCTCTTAAACAAGTGTTTAGAGCATTTGAAGAATGTCCTGTAGATAAACTAAAAGTTATTATGATAGGACAAGATCCCTACCCAAATTTTGGTGTAGCAGACGGCTTAGCATTTAGCTGTAGTAATACAGGAAAGCCTCAGCCTAGCTTGATTAAGATGTTTGAAAACATAGATGCTACAGTGTATGATAATGAATGTAGAGAATATAATCCAGATCTTACACGTTGGGCTAATCAGGGTGTGTTGTTATTAAACACTGCTCTAACATGTCAAGTGGATAAAGTGGGAAGTCACTATACTATATGGCAAGAGTTTATCATGTACGTTTTAGATATGCTAAACTTTACAGACAGTGGACTAATATTTGTCCTAATGGGTAAACAAGCCCAAGAACTTGAAAGTATGATTGGTGAACATCATCATGTTATTAAGACCACACATCCAGCGTATGCTAGTTATACTAAGCAACCATGGGACAGCGGTAATATGTTCAACGAATGTAACAAAATTATTAACGGACAAAATGGTCCAACATTTAAAATTACCTGGTAATATGGCTATCAACAAAGTGGACCTTACGGTCTCTCAGATTATTAATGACCTGAACACAGGTTTAACATGGTTCAAGAAAGATGATCTTGGATATGGCAGTATAGAAACTAAGTATGGTGCATCTGCTGCACAAATTATGGCTATTAGAAAACATCCTGCTCTTAAAGATGCAGAGACTACTATCACCATTTTTAATATTATAGATGACACGAAGAATCAAAAAACCGAAGGATCTACGTCTATTAGGTCAAATAACACAGTGGCAGAATCAATGGTATCTTTGGTCAGTGAGCAAACAACAGTGGCAAATACTGAAACTTTGGCAACCACTGACGCCTCAGACATCTTTGCAAACCTCTAGTAGTATGAATAGTAAAACAACAAGACCCAGTCCTACAGAAAGTGCTACATGGTATATGCCAGGCACATATAAACATGGTAATGACGGAAATTTATATACAATAGGTATTAGTAATAGTGGTGTACACAGATGGATACCTGCATGTAGTAATAACTTTCATCCACACAATGTATTAAGTAGTAAGCATCCTGGATTTACAGCTATAAAATCACATCCACCTATGAATTATAAATTTAAAGTAGGAGATAAAGTGAGAGTAATAAATCATGGATCAGGAGTTGGTCCTGAAGATGTAGGTAAGGAATGTACTATTACATCTACAGGAAGATATAGTAGTGAGCCAGGATATGCAATAGAACCACCAATGGGAAATGCTATACCAACTACCACTGGTTATTATTTTCATAATGGTATGATAGCAGAACGTTCATTTGAACTAGTAGATACATTCCAACAAGACATAGATGAAGTTATTAAACAACAATTAAACAAACCCCGTAATATGGCTAAAGCTGTAAAAACCATTACAAAGAAAACGACCCAAGAGGTTCGTAGTATTGAAACTTCCTTAATTAATAAAGAAGAAGTATTTAAGATGCTAGCATTAGCAGAAGCTACAGGATTACCACTTTTGTTGGTTGGCGAACCTGGCGTTGCTAAGACCAAGACTATTATAGACTATGCTAAGGCATGGTTGAACAAGGACGGTAAGATGACAGAACAAGATTTCATGAACAAGATTTATGTTCTAGAGACTGATGAGGGTACTAAAGCATCAGAGATCAAGGGTATGCCTGATCTTGAAAGGTTATTTACAGATAACAAGTATGATCTTAACACTCCTATTGCAGATGCAGAGATAGTAGTTATTAACGAGGTGGATAAAGCGTCTAGTGCTATCCGTAATGCTATGCTTGGTGTTATGAACGAGAAGTTTTTGTTTAACGGTAAACACAAGATTCCATGTAAGTGGAAGCTGTTTGTAGCCACTTGTAATGAAATTCCTAAAGAAGAGGCTAACAGTCCATTCTGGGATAGATTTATGCTAAAGATGACGGTTAACCGTGTATCTGCAGGTGAGATGGCTAAATATTATGACAAGGGTGCACGTAACTATCGTGAGAACTTTAACATTGGTATTCCTAATAAAGCAGAGATTGCTAGTGTAGAGATACCAACTAAAAAGCTTGAGAAGTATTTAGAAGTGGGTTATGCTAAGAGTTCAGATCGTACTCTTACTTTTGTACCCAATCTAACTAGAGCTGTAAGCTATATATGGGATATCTCTATAGATAAGTCCTTAGTTAAAACTGCTCAGATTATGATTGACCAAACAGCAGGTTCTGAACTACAGAATAAACTAATGTCAGCAGAAGTTAAGGCAGTGATGTCTAAGGTGGAGATGTTACATTCTCATAGTAATAATGAAGCTCTTGAACTAGCGGTAGCTGAGATTGAGAGTCTTATTAATGCATATGCTACTAGAGGTGTAATGGATGTAGGACAAGTGGAAGAGATAGAAATGTCTATGCAGTATATTCTTCAAACACATCCTGCTCGTAAAGACTATCAAACGTCTGAAGAGTTTGACCAAATGATTGAAGATAGTTCATTCTAAGATTAAACATTTTTTCTTTTTTCTTATTTTGATTTCACCCCCTAGTGTGTCTACACTGGGGGTTTATTTTTAAATTAATTTATTATGGCTCAGAAATATAAGAATGTATATACTATTCTAGAAAAAGTAAAAAAGGGTGAGATAGACACCTATTATAAAAAAGATGATGGTGGTGGTTTATTTGGAAAGATTAACTTCTACAAGAAACCAGATCTTGTTAAACCACACATGCACTATCTAGATGAATACAGAATAGATGCCATCATGGATGCTTATATGGCAGATGGAAAAGTTGTCACTGAAGAGTTTAATAAGTTTGCAAAAACTGCAGACTATATTAAAAAGATTCCAGATGGTAAGAAACCAGACCTATCAGCTTTTAATATGAAGATGAGAGAAAACTACAAAAAGTTTCCTAAGCATATTGTAAAGGACATCTTTAAGATGTATAACAACCCAATGGAAAAGTTAGAGTTTGAAGAGCGTACAGATGGAAACAACACTAAGTTTAAGTTTCTAGAAAACGCTAACAATCCTGTAGCTAAAATTATGTCTCAAGATTCTAATCTGAAGTCTGCTATTTTTGCTCGTAATATTTTAGCAAACTACATCATGAGAATGACTATGCTAGACTATGTAGATCCAGATGCATCTGAGAATATTAAGAAGGGTCTTAACGGAGCTTCTGACTTTGATAGTAAAGATGCAGATAAAGCTGTAGATGATATGTGTAATAATGCAATGGCTAAGAAAGCCATGGAAGATGCTATTAAACAAGCTACGCAGCTGTGTAAAGAAATGGACGGAGCTATGGATGATAATATACAGGAACAGATGTTTGAAAATGCTACAGAACCAGGGGACAATTGTTCAGCTGGTAATCTTAGTCCAGACTATATTAAACAAGTTACTACCAGACTGCAAAGTATAAGATTTTCTATGGGATCTCTTAAAGAGAAACTTAAGAAAATATTAGATAAGTCTGTAAGTTATTTTAGTGCTAAGCAAAAAACTGTTTATGAAGATTTGTTTAACTCAGATAACATAGCAGGGTTAGAAGACTATGAACTATTGCATCCAAAGCTACGTAAGATTTTTGCTGAAGATATACAAGTGAAAGACACTAAGTCTATAGGTAAAATAGATGTCTATATAGATATCTCTGGATCTATGTCTAGTGGCTGTGGTATAAAAAGTATCAGCAGAATAGATTTCTGTAAGTCTATGGTGGTTAAACTATCTGAGATGGGTATGCTTAATGATGTATATGTGTTTAATAACAAAGTGAAGAAGTATAAAAAAGATGTTGTTAGTATTTCTATGTTAGATACAAGCGGTGGTACAACCATCAATGCTGCTTTAAAAAGTGTAGAAAAAAATGGTGTTAACGCTATTATTCTCACTGACGCAGAAGATCATTGTGACACTTATTGTGATAAAGCATTTTTTATTGGTTTAAAGGGAGCTAATTTTAATTACTTCCAAGAAGATATTATTAAACAGTATTCTGACAAAGACCAGGTTATTATATTTGATGGTACATCTATTAGTAGAGTGGGACCAGATGGTTATGTTATAAACTAATTACGGTTAAGGGGGGATACACGGAAACATAAAGCCCCTGTAGAAATACAGGGGCCTCTTTCCTATATAAGAACTATACAGGAATATATAGAGGGTTAACGTCCTTGTCCTACGTATTTCCAAACAAATCCACCAGCATGAGAATAGTTTGGATGATTTTTACAACACATTGTTATACTAGCTGAACTTATTTTTGTAATTCTTTCTGCTTCTCTT